TTAAATCAAAAATTTGTTTTTCATATTCTTGTATTTTTTCTTCTGCTTGTTTTATGCTTTCATCGAAAGAATTGATTGTGGAATCAGCATCTTTTAAAGATTCTATATATTTCCTTGCACCATTTATAGTATTTGTTTTCTCGATAATTACAACATTTATATCATTCATTTCTTTCAACTTGTCCGAAAGAAAGTCACTTTTCTTTTTCATTTCATAAAAAAGATCTTTTAGTTCTTTTGTTGCATTTTCTTTTTTCTCTATTTCGTTTTCTAATTCTTTTATCTTATTTTGTTTAAAATCTTCTGTTATCCTTTGACTACAAACTGGACAAGATTCATTCTCATTGTAAAAATCTTTGCTTTTTTCTTTTTCATTTTTTTCTTTTATACTAGATACAATTTTATCTTTCTTGAGTAATAATTTATCGTTGATGTTCTTTTGCTCTTCTTTCATAGAAGAGAATTCTTTAACATCTTGTTCTAACTCTTTGATTTCAGATAATAACCTATCTATTTCTTTTTCTACTTTTTCTATTTTCTTTGCGTTATTTGATATATTTTCTTCTTGTTTATTTTTTAACGTACCAATATTATCTTCTTGAACACTTTTCTTTTCTTTTAGTATTTCCATACTAGTATTTGTTTCTAGTGTTTTTTCCTTTAAAAAAGATAATTTACTTTTAATAACAATATTCATTGTACTAAAAATATTAATGTTTAATATATCTTCGATTACTTCTCTTCTATCTGATGCGGTTAATTGCATAAATGGGACAAAAGACGAACTACCAAGAGTAACAATCTGAGTAAAAGACTTATAATTCATTTTTAGAATTTGTTCTTCCAAAAACTTTTGGTAATCTTTTGATTTTGCGTTTTGTTTAACTAATTCATTGTTTTTATAAATTTCAAATTTCTTTGGTTTAAGACCGCGAATAACTTCATATGAGTTTGATCCGATATCAAAAGCAACCTGTACCAAACAATTTTTATTGTTGATTGTGTTGACTAACTGTGGAATATTAATTTTTCTAAAAGGTCTTCCAAATAAAGCAAATGTTATAGAATCCAGCAAGGCATAAGATTTTCCATGCCCATTGGATCCCGTAACAAGAGTCATTTGATTTTCACCAAAATTAACTGTAGTAAAATAATTACCGAAAGAACCGAAGTTCTTAAACTTCACATATTTAAAATTTATCATCTATATCAATCAACCTTTATAGTTTTGAGATCTTTTCCGTCAACCATAGACTTAAATTTATTAGTTTCTACCGTCTTGTCTTCTCGTTTTTCTACTTTAGGTTTTTCTTGTTGCTGTTGTGCTTTCTTTTTTCCGCATCCGCATCCCATCTTTTTCTCCTTCTTTGGAGTGTGTTCTGTGATAACAGGTTCATCATTATTTATGATTTGAGGGAAAAATAATTCCGCATCGGCTGGAATTTGCTTAGTTGCTCTCACAGTAATTATGTTGAATGTAGGATCAAAGTTATAAGAAACATTCGAGTGTTCTGATTTTCTATAGGCTAAAAAATTACCTAATCCTAGAATCAAAGGAGTACCTTCTTTACTGAAGATTGCTTCTTTTCCCGGATGTGGAACACAATAATTTGCTATGACTGGATCTGCGTTTTCACCGCTCTGAATTAATTCTTCCAAAGTAGTGTGTAAAGTAAGAACTGGGACTTCTTCTAGAATCTCTCCTGGTTCGAAGTCTTTTAAAGCGTACACAGAATAACCAGACTTACTACCTCTTATAACAGTAAATCCTGGATGAAAGTTTCCGATATATGCTCTATCATTTTTTTCTGTGGTCCCGAGAGATGTTCGTATCCACTCAACACTTTTTCGTTTCATTGATCCAAAGCCTCCAAATATATTTCATTTGATATTTTTTTTAAAAAATTCTTATCTATATCCAATTCTAAACTATCTATTTCTTCGCTTATTATTGTAATTGTATCTTTAGATAAGTCAACTGCCTTTTTTTCCAAATCATCTATAGAAAAATCTTCTATTACACTCATTTCATATGGGTTATGTAGTTCAATTGTATTGATCATTGAATCCACTTTAGATCTTTCTGTGTTTTTAGAAACTAATATTTTTACAAACTTATCTTTTAAAAAACTATAATCACTTATTATATCATCAGTTGATATGGAGTAAAACATATTATTTTTATTTTCTATAAAAGAAATAGAATCATCCTCAGTATCAAAGATGTGGAATCCTTTTATGTCATCCAAATCAGAATAGGTTATTTGGTATTGAGTTCCCAAATATTTAATATTGCCCTTTGATGATTTATTGTGAAAGTGACCAGACAAAACCATTTTAAACTTCTTAAACACATCATCATCCATACCACCAATGTGTTTAATGCCTCTCATAACTTCATAGCCATTCAATTCTAAATGCCCGCATAAAATATCAGCAGGTGTATTTTGTATAAATTGCAATACCTTTTCTTTGTTTTCTTCACATATCCATGGGATAAAAGCAAAAATAGTAGAATCAAATGTCTTAACAATGGGATCTAATGAATATAGAATATTCGATGAATATTCTGATAAAATCTGATCTATTGAATTTAGTGTATTGGTATTTTTATAATAGGTATCATGATTACCCACTAACATATGCATTTGTATTTTATTGGAAACCAAAACATCTAAAAATCTTTTTCTTACTTCATTTAATGTATGGAAATTGATGTACTTTCTTCTATCAAAGAAATCACCTAGATGAAATATTGTTTTAATATTATTTTCTTTGAGATATGGAAAAAACTGATTCTCGAAGAATGAAAGAAAGTGATCTAAAAATAATTGATGGTCATTTCGTGCTCCGAAATGTGTATCATTAATTATCGCTATCTTCATTCTTTTTACCTTTTTTACTTTGGTTAAATTTTTCTAGATCGTTATTCGATAAAGAAAAATATTCAGCCATTTGGTCTTCTATGTTTTTATCAGAATCAAAGAAATTATCATTAAACCATCTTCTGACTGAACCATCTTCATCTAACTTCTGAAGCATTTTGTATTTTACAAAGTTTTGTTTCTTTTCTTTTTCTATCCTACGAATAAATGCGTAGTATGTTATTTGAGTAAAGTAAGAAAATGGATTCTTTGATTTATCTGGATCAAAGTTATGGGCATACATGAGGCAGTTCTCAACTGCATCTCCAATCATATCTTCTCGAAATGGATAGTTTGCAAAGTTGGATTTAAAAGATAGGTGCTCTGCTATCTTCCAAAAGCATTCACCTATGTAATCGCTGACAGGTGGTTTTTCATCTCCCTGTAGAATTGCTTCCAATACCTTTTTCTTCCATTCTTTTATCTCATCAAAGAATCGTTCATTATCAATGTAGTTATTCGCCATATTTTTCCCTTGACATTTTAAAAAACCGTAGTATAATTCGAGTGTTCACGAGAGAGAAGGGTAATTAGTATTCTCTAGGATCAGAACTCCAATCAGTCCAACGATTACCATAATCTGGATGATTAGTTTGTTCCTCCGTAGTTTCATCGCTAATTTCTTCTGGGGGAAATTGAAATTCAAACTCCCATTCAATTTCTTCACCATTCATTCCCATACCTAAAATCTCAGCCAAAGATCTACCATCGCCATCTTCATCAGACATTTTCTTTGCCTGATCAATCATAGAATCGAGATATTTCTGAAACTCATTTTCCATATCTTTTTTTACCGAATCCAAATTCTTTATTGATTTTGGTTTGGTATCACTTTGTTTTTTTTCTTTTTCTTTCTCATACAAAGAGATAGCCTCCTTCAATGGAGTGCTATAACTAATCACTAAATCTCTTGGTATTTTAATAAATTTATCAGCGGTATAAGATATCCAGTCTCTTAAAATTGTAACTTCCCTCTGGGATCCTGTATATGGATCAGTCATGAGCATAGTTCGGAAAGTCATTGGAAATTCCATTGACAGTTTACCCTTTTCTGACTCTACTAATTTAGTAATGATTTCCTCACCTGACTTCAATTTAAGAATTCTGTATGCTGGATCCATGATGT